TCACATCACCGGACACTCATCATCATCCTTCCCTATCCGGTTAATAACGAATGTCACTATTCCTAACACTACGACGTCGTCGAGTGCTTCACCTTCCAGCGCCTCACCATCACGAGTAATAAACGCCTTCCCCATTACTTTCGCAAAATCCGTACCGCCGGTGTATTGAATTAAAACGGTGTCTCCTTGTTTTGGTTTAACGGAGAAATCCACAACGGCATAGCCTGTTTCTGTTACTACAACCCGAGTATTAGGGCCGGTACCGCAGAGTTTATCGACGGTTAACCGCCCCTCCACATAGTCTGCTGCTGGCGACGGAAACCCCACGTTATAGCCCTCCGTTCTGGTTGTATAACTGGAACGTTCTTTCATCTCCTTCCTGCGTTGAGACATCCCGGAATGTCGTCACATAGTGCTCTATCCACTGGTTAGCCTGCCGTGGCGACCAGTGCCAGTTAACTTTTGCGAGTTCCCGGATAAAACCGGACGTTGTCACGGTGCGGCGGCCATTAGGCTCAATGACAATTGCCTGACGCCAGGCTATTTCGATATCTGAGTTTCGCGGCATAATCTCACACCATAAAGAGTCGCGGTAGGGATACCCGTTACCGGATACCCCCCGCACAGATCCCGGCGTGCGCGATTTACGCACCGGGCTCCTGCCTCGGGTGTCTGGCGGTGAACCGCTCCACAGGCCATGGATGAAGAACCCGAACCCTTGGTAGCCATGCGGCTGCCAGTTTGTTTGCTTTCGTCCAGGTCGTATCATCCTTCTGGCTCCTGCGCCTGAGCGCCCGGCGCCAGAGGTTTGTTACGTGTGTCCTGAACTTCTGCATGGTGGGGAAGTTGCCCGGTACCGAGTGATAGTTCAGGTATCCCTGAACCACTCTCCTGAGCCATTTTCCCTGTTCGGGGATTGAGTAATGCCAGCGCCTTCGCAGACCGTCTTTGATGGCTTTCAGAGTTGCCGTCATCCGATCCCGGCGGGTCTTTCGTATCAGCATGAACCTGCCGTTGCGATCTTTCCCGCTGATGTGCGTGAACCCGAGGAAGTTGAACGTTTCTGGTTTGCCTTTTCCCCTGATGGCACGGTTTTCGGCAGCGAAGCGGCCGAACTCCATCAGACGGGTTTTCTCCGGGTGAACCGTGAGTCCGAACTCCCTCAGTCTGCGCTGCATGGCTATACGGAAGCGCCGGGCATCGTATCGTTTGTCGAACCCGATGACGATGTCATCGGCGTATCTGACCATTACCACATTGCCTGTGGCATAGCGACGTCGCCACTGATGCGCCCACAGATCGAAGACGTAGTGGAGGTATATGTTTGCCAGCAGCGGTGAGATGACCGCACCCTGTGGGGTGCCTTCCTCCGTTGCTCGCCATTGACCCTCCTCCGACGTCCCGGCTGTGAGCCACTTACGTATGAGCCTGATTACCCTCCGGTCGCCGATCCGATGCTCTGTGAACCTGATCAGCCATTCGTGGCTCACCCTGTCGAAGAACTGACTGATGTCGGCATCCAGTACCCAGTTTACGTTAGTGCGTACCAGCCCTGTGGCCAGTGCGTCCAGTGCATCGTGCTGGCTTCGCCCGGGTCTGAACCCGTATGAGAACCCCATAAAGTCGTTTTCATAGACTGCGTTCAGGATTTTCACCAGCGCATACTGGACGATCTTGTCCTCCAGCGAGGCGATGCCGAGCGGGCGTTGTTTTCCATCCGCTTTTGGGATGTAGTGACGCCTGCCGGGCTGCGCCCTGTAGCTGCCCTGATGTAGCCTCCGGTGCAGATCTGTTATGTTGTTCTTCATGTTTCCGGCGTAGTCCATCCACCTGATGCCATCCACTCCGGCGGCCGCTTTCCTGCTCAGGGAGAGGAATGCGGCTTCCAGTGCTTCGACTGTCAGCAGGTGGAACAATGCTGTAAACCGTTCTTTCTTCCGCTGCTTCGCAGCTTCCCGCACGCGTGACAGCCTCTGTGACATGCTTTCCCGGCTCTGTGTCCGGCGCATGTGTGGCTGTTCCGCGTTCCCCTTGGCCCCGCTCCTTCGCTCCACTGACTCCGCTCCTTTCGGGTTGTTCGCCTGCTTCGCCGCTACTATGAGCGAGTCCGACTTCTCCTCTCCGTACATCACCGGCTATGACTCCTCGTCTTCCCGGTGCGGGCCATCTCCGACACTGGCAGATGGTCAGAGGGGAGATCTCCCGGTTCCCGCGTAGAGATCGTATTGACATGCCAGGGTCTCAGACCCCGCCGGGTCCATGTGGCACTCGCAGTATCGCACCCTATGATGTTGCCTTCCGTTAACAGTACAACGTCGGCACCCGGTAATTTAATATACATTTCGTGGCTCAATGGCTGGCCTGTCAACACCCCTGTCAACGCTTCGCCCCATACCTCGCGGTATGCAACGCATGACTCGGGGACCTTGTGGATTGCTGGTCCTTCAATGGTCGGGGACTTTCACCCCTTGATCTCTAACCGGTCTCCCGGCGCACACTGTTTTTATATACAGTAGTTTTATTGAGGCTTAAGATCAAGTACGATTGCGGCCATCAATTTACTTGACAGCCGATGTTACTGAATCATAAGACTTTATTGGCATTTAACCAATGAATCCCATCAGTTGTCGTGTTCGCTAAAGCACTGGAGTATTCGGCGTCAAGAAGTCTTGGTTGCTGACCTCCTTGATACACCTGCCTTTCAATAAGAGAGCTATTAAGTCTTACCTTATTTTTGTTGGTGATTTTTATTAATTCTCCTGAAATATCTTTATGGATACCCTTATCAATAAAAACAAATTCCGCCCCATCCATGTGATAACTGCTTTCAAGATTCTCAAAACGCATACTGGATAATTGAGTGCTACCAGTCGTATTTTTGAATTTTACGCCAATGCCTTTTCCGTTACCCTTAATTTTAACAGCGTTAATAACATTGTTTAATGATGCTGAATTCATTCTATTAAGAATGATCCCGTTAGAGCCCGGATTATCTATATGGCATACGGAAATAACAGCATCTCCGCATGACTCAAGGAAAATACCAGAACCTTTAGCATTTTTTATTATACTGTTGCTAACAATCACATTACGCGATTCCCCAGAGTTGAAACGCCCACCGCTATAATCGTTACCAAAAATATCAATCCCGTTATCGTTTGTTCCATCTACTGTGCAAGAACTGATGATAACTCCATTTGGCCTGTCGATGCTTATACCTATGTATCCGCAATTCTCTACTCGACAGTTTGTAATATTACTGTCGACTGGTCCGTTATTGCTTTTAGATGAGCGAAGCCCTATTCCTATTCCGCCGTTACCTTTTCTTGCTGGAGGATTTATAGCATTAACGTTATCTATCGTTAGTCCTCTAGAGCCGATAATATTAATGCAGTTTATTGCCCCATCAACGTTTTGTGAGTTACCATCAATCCTTACCCCTGAGATTATGACATCTGATAATTCTTCATCATCCCAGTTTGTTATGATTGAACCAACACCGGAATAGCTTCCAGGCAATAGCCTTATAGTTCCAACACCAATGATTGCGCACCCTGGAAGCAAGTTAATGCAACTTCCACCTTTAGACTGCGCATTTTTTATTTCAGGTGAATCAGGGTTAGGTGCCACGTTGTAAACTCCTGCTGGAAGAAACAGCTGCACCCTCTCATTGATGGCGTTCTGTATGTACTTTGTGCAATCAGCGCTCGGATCTGACGCATTAAACGATGCAGGCAGGAAGCTCCTGATGCTAGCCATGCCAGTTTGTGAAATCTCAGATGACACCTTCAGGTAGGCCGGAGCCTGTTGAGGGGATGATTTCGCTTGTGCAGATAGTGCCAGAAGTCCTACTGCCCCAGCGCCTGAAAGTAAGAAATCTCTCCTGTTTTTCATGTAGTTACCTGATTTTGTTAGATGTGGATTAAGAAATTGACCACCAATATCAATAGCATGTTTTTTGTGATCAGATCATGGCTTTACTCTTAAAGCTAAAGTATGCTAAAGCAGACTAATCCTATGGAAATGGAAAGATGGCAAGCATTGTTCTTTTTTTTGTTTACGTAATGTTTTTTATACCAAAAATGGATTTAATTTCTCTCGGGGGAGGATTTAACGCTGGGTTGAGGGTGGATGATTTAATTATTTGCTTATTATTTTTCTTTTTTTTCTTATATGCTGCACAGAATAAAAAGACAAAGGTTAGTAAAATAGAGCTTTATTTTATATTATTTCTGTTTGTTACTTTCCTTGGATCACTATTTAGCTCAACTCAATACGGAAGGGGAACAGTTCTATTTCCTATACGATTCTTTGAATACTTTGTTTTTTTCTATATGGGTTTCTTTTTGTACAAAGGAGGGGCAAACATTCGAAAATTACTCCTCCTTTTGCTTATAGCAAACTCTGCCGTTGCGATCCTTCAACACTTTGGAGTTGTTGGCGGGTTCAACGTTAGAGGTTATCAGCCAAACATGTCTGAGCGCGTAATTGGATTAACTAGCGGGCCTTGGGAACTTGGGGTTATACTTAACTTTATTACATGCTATTTTCTTGCGGAAGAAAAGAGCGAGCTTAAGAAATATATCATATTCGGTGTCGCAACATTAATTATAATGATGACAGGATCAAGGATGTCTTTGCTTGCACAGATTGTCATTCTGGTATGGTATATGAAGCTTAGTGCAAGTCTGGTTACCATCATTAAAAGATGCCTAGTTGTCATTCCATTACTGTTTGCAGTGTATTTCTTCTTTGGGGATAGTACAGTCGCTTCCCGTTCAGATAGCCTCATGAACAGTGATAATATAGATCAGTTACTCGACTCATATTCATCTGTAAGGATTACAGAATCAGTTCCGTCATGGGGTGATTTGGGCGTTCTTTCCAGGGGGGATGAGGTTGATGCAAGCTGGAGCATGAGGGGTATTAAATGGATTTACGCCGTTAAATTATATCTATCGCATCCTATGTACTGGATGATAGGCGTCGGGGCTGGATCATTTGGAAATGCACTTGATGGTGGCTGGTTGGGTAATGACTCCAATTTACTGATAGTGTTTTATGTTCAGATAGTGCCCGATGACTTTGTCATGCAGCTCCACCGATTTTGAGAACGACAGGGACTTCCTGCCCAGCCTTGCCAGATGCTGTCTCAGATTCAGGTTGTGTCGCTCAATTCGCTGCGTGTAACGCTTACTGATGACGTGCAGTTTTCCCTTCAGACGTGACTCATACATCGGCCAGCCGTCCGTCATCCATACCACCACGTCAAAAACTGACAGCAGGCTCAGAAGACGCTCCAGTGTGGCCATAGTGCGTTCACCGAAAACGTGGGCTACCACCGCCCTGCGTATCCTGTCATACGCGTAAAACAGCCAGCGCTGACGTGATTTTGCACCGACGTAGCCCCATTGCTCGTCCATCTCCGCACAGACAATGACATCACTGCCCGGCTGTATCCGGGAGGTTACTGACTGCGGCCTGAGTTTTTTAAATGGCGCAAAATGGTGTTGAGGCCCACGCCCATTAGTCGTGCGGTGGCACGGCAACCGACGCCGTTCATAGCCATATCAATGATTTTCTGGTGTGTACCGGGCTGAGAAGCGGCATAAGTGAAGGTGAGCTGCCATGTTTTACGGCAGTGAGAGCAGAGATAACGTTGATGCCCGGCAGTACTTTTGCCATTACGCATCACGCCTTCAGTAGCGGAACAGGAGGGACAGCAGACGGAGACTGAAGCCACGGGAGCACCTCAAAAACACCATTATACACTAAATCAGCAAGTTGGTAGCATCACCAATGCACTTGATGGTGGCTGGTTGAGGATCACTACAGAGACGGGAATTATCGGGCTATTACTGTTCGTGATGTTCCTCATGCGCGTAAAGAGATTATCACCAACAATGTCTTTATGTGTTATCGCATTTTGTATAAACATGCTGATGATCGATATCTACATGTCTTATAAAGTAATGTCGATGATGCTCCTTCTGGCTGGTTATTACCAGAAGAAGAAAAAAACAGAAAGAGCGCTAATCAGACAAGAAAGTATAAATAGACACGACTCTGCATTTGTTAAGAGCTGATTGCTCATCAAAAAAATGGATGGCCATCTATAACGACCATCCATTTTATTTTATCAGTTTTAATAGTTTGTCAATAAAATTCACAGACTATATTTGTCTGAAGCATAATTTGCAACGGAATTAATTTCATCCGTTGTCAGCAGGCGCTCCCATATGACCATTTCAGCAAATTGCGGTCCGGTATTGGATGAGCCCCCTGGGTCTTTACCAAATCGTAACCGCCGTTGCTCATCCATTGAACCACCTCTGGTCACGACACCAGATTTCGTTACGGCCGCAGTTCCAGCTCCGATCAGTTGCAACGTTACAGCAGCCGCTCCATCAGCTGGGATGGTCAAAACAGCAGCATATCGACGCGCTGAAATAGCCACACCTCCCGTTGCCGGATCGTTGGAAATGCTAAGTGTTGTACCAGCAGCACCGGACATTTTGGACAGCCCCCAGCTGGCGCTTGCCCGGCTGAACCGCAATCCTCCGATGGTCAGAATGGAGTGAGATGCGGAGCCATGAACCTCATACCATACTGCAAGCAGACTGACATCACCGAATTTGCGGTTAATGTCCGTTAGTGCTGCCTGCGCCCCTGTCATGGCACAGTCGACCATACGAACACCTGACTGATCGACAATCATCGGCCGATTGATTGTGTCACCCACAAGGATGTTATCCGGCATCAGAGGGCTGGGATACGTGGATATCGCATCACCGACTGCGCTGGTCGCAAAATCCAGCGCCGGGCGCCAGCGGTCGGTATAACCGGTCACGCCGATGGCGGGAGCGTAAGGTGCATAATTTTTAATGGACGGGTCAGGGCTGGTCAGGCTGCCTGGTACAATTTCAAGGGTCATGGTTAAACACTCCGGTAAATAGCGGCAAGGCTGGTGTAATGTGCATTGGTGGCACGCGGACAGGTCAGCGGGTTTTGCATACGGTCAGACATGCGGATATAGCTCAGGAATTCTCCAGGCTGGGAAGAACCATATACCGGCCAGTTAAACGCCCCGGTTGGCAACGCCCCGGTGATGTCGTCCTGCTGGCTGTCAAAAATCGCCAGGCGGTGCAACAGCGTGTCGATATAGTCCTGGCGAGGTTCGGCAAACATGTATGCAATTGCCGGGGCATAGGACAGCTCGCCTACAGGCGTGCGCCAGTCCATACTCCATACCGAACCATCCGGGTTATAAGCCAGCGCCCGCATGGTGTCGGCCATATGCCAGAGGGCTGCTGATGGCACCGGCTTCCCGGCCAGCAGGAAGGTACGCAGCATCCACTCACTGCCTGACAGTGAAGCCATCGTGTACCAGCGGGACACGTCCTGCCCGTCAGCGACGCCGTGGTTTTCAACGAGGCGGGTCGGGTTAACGTTTGTCCCGTTCATCACGTCGCAAGGTGCCAGGCCGTTAATGGTCATCGTCTCGGAAAGGTCGTTTCTGTCACCCAGCGCCGCAATCTGCATCGTAATCAGCCGCTCGGCCCAGCGCTCAGCATTGGCGTTATCCGGGGCTACAATCAGTGCCCGGGCGAGAATACCGAGGTTCCATGCCAGTTCTTCTGATTTGGAATCGCCTGTCGGGTAGTTATCCGTCACCTGCCCCCGGATATCCGGGCGCGTCCAGCGGTATTTGGGCGTGTACTTCACGAAGCGGTTAGCCTCATGTACCACCATTGCGGCGACTTTTGTTTTCTGAGCAGCCGTCAGGTGTGCGCCCATCAGGTCGCAGTGGCTGGCCACATTACGTGCCAGCTCTGCCGCCTGTGAGCCAAAGGTCACTGCCACATCTTCAGAGGCTTCGCTCCACGGCGGCGGCGGGCCTCCCCACCAACCACCGTTTGCCAGATGCGCACTCACCACCAAATCCAGCCCCTGCACAATCCAGGAAACGGCTGTGTCATAACTGACGCCAATAAACGTTTCGTCCCAGGTGGCGTAACCAGCATCACACCAGCGTATCCAGTGAACCACTGCGGCCAGCATCAGCGGATATTGCTCTATGCTGTCCATCGTGGAACCGCTAGTCGGTAGTCCCGTGCCGCCAGCCAGGGGAACCCACGTCGGTACCCAGGTCGACAGCATATATTTACAGGCGCGCAGAGCGAGCGGTTCGACTGCCGCGCGTACTGATGCGGGTAGCGGCGTGAGGACCATTTCAGGACGTTGATTCACCGATTGCCGGGCGCGACGATTGAGCGGTGGGAGGTAATTAAGGCGCCCTGACTGGTCGGCTTCCAGCAAAACAACCCCGTCTTTGACAATCGCGTGACCTGCCGGGATATCGGCCGGATCAAGGTCATAGACTGCGACACCTTTAGCTGCGTATGCTGCGACGTTTTCAGGCGCTGGCAATCCGTCCATTCCCTGAAGAGTACCCGGCAGTAATTCCCCGCTGGACATAACCTTTCCCCAGGCGTAATTAACTCCGTCAGAGTATTCATCTGTACGTCTTACGGCAGTCTTTCCTGAAATCATGGTTCTTCCTGTAGGTTGCAGTACGCCTCCAGTGTTTTTGTACTCAATAGCCAGATAAGCATCATCAGAACTGCGCACATAGGTGGTGCTGCCCTCAGGGATGTTCGCGATATCCGCCTGCGCAGCCTCAATCGTCATGTACTGCTTGCTGAGCGGAATGATGTTCTGCCGGATCTCATCGTTTTTCGCCATCATCTGGCGCCAGGTATCCAGCGGTTCACCGCCGCGGTCGTTAACCGTTCCGGCCGGACCGTTAACCAGCTCGTCAGCGCGCTTGACGTTATCCAGGAATATTTCAGGCGTCGTCGTTCCCAAAGGCGGGTTAAGTTCGGCCATTTTTTTGCTCCAAAAAAGAGGCTTCGCCCAAACGAGGGTTTGAGCGAAAAGAGTTAATTAGGGGAATTTTTGGGTTTAGGCGACGTCGCCGGGGTATGTGGCGTCATCGTACTGGTAGAAAATTTCTTTATATTCAGGTGCAGTAATCTGACAGTTGCTGTCACCTGATGGGGCAACCTCCTGGACTATCCCATGCCGCGCACCCTTTTCACTGTCGCAGAACAATAACTTCGGCAGATCAATATCTGGGTCGTCCATAATCCAGTCGCCGGGATGCAGGTCGTCGTTGTACGGCACCGTCAGCGTGAAATCATCTACCCGTTGCGGCGTGAGCATTCGCGATGATGGTCGACCGTCCTGAAACTGTATCCAGCAGCGAGGATTCGCGTAGCTCCAGTCCAGTGGCTCCGTGACGTGCAGCGTAATTTCCTGGAAGTCGTAAATCATCGCGTCAATCAGGCAACTTTGGGTTTTCCCGGTTGGAATGTCGTCGGACAAAATGATGTGATCACCGAAGTCATGACACCATCCCAGCATCGAAGTCGTAGCCGTATACGTTCGGCGTTGGTGGAGATATTTCATTAACCGACGCATCCCGATACGCCAGGCGCGATCTGCAGTCATGGCAACATCAATGGTGTATGCCTCCGTTTTGCGCGGAAAAGGATTTTCCGGCGTCCGGCACTGTACGGTTTCCTCCGCCCAGGTCACAGGGTTGATATATTTCACATCCACGCCATCAAAATCATCCTCCGACGGGACCCTGAATGACGTCTGCATTTCCTCGACGGTATCCTGAGGAGTAATGATCCCTGTCCAGCTTTTGACGCCCTCTCTCCCGACAGAAAGCAACCCGTCAGACAGCAGAAAATACCCCATGCCAGCCTCTGCAATTTTGTCGAAAATATCCTTTGCTGACGTGCTGTCACTGCTTGCCTGGTGATCAAAATATTCGCCCCTTGGCGTCCAGTAGGTCGCCTCCAGCGTACTGAGTGCCGCAATGTCGATCTGGTCGTCGCGATAACCCAGACTGCGGGCAAGATGCAGGAACGCACCGCTGATTGTCCTGTCACCACCGCCATCATAATTCCGCGTGGCGACAACACTCACACGCTTGTCTGACTGCGCTGCCAGCTGGCCGCCGGTTTCAACCGTGATCCCTATTGTTGATATCCCAGCGTAGGAGGTCGGACGGGAAAGCAAACGACCTCTGAGCGCCTGCCAGAACATGCTGTCTCTCGCGTTGTTGCTCCCCTGCTCGTTACGGCGGCGGCATCGAACCTCCACCAGCCCGGGAGAGGACAGATCAAAACGCTCTGTAAAACCGAGGCCATTAACGTTTTTAAGCGCGTAAACCCCTGGCTTACTCGTCCACCCTGATCCGGAACCATAAACGCGATACTGGATTTCATACTCGACATGGCGGACCCGCTTATTCCCGTTGTTCTGGAACCCGCAAATTCCGTTTGGGAAAGCAAAGTTGACCTCGAAGGCGTCCACAACTTCATTTTGCGGGCAGGCCAGAAAGGGGCCGAGCCAGGTTTCATTATCGTTAATACCAGACGCGGCAAAATCCACGACGGTTCTGGTCATAAAGCCTGACCAGGTGCTGTCAACGACACCGTTAACCATACGCTGTACGGTCGCAGAGGGGCCATCAGTTGACGCTATCTGGTATTCGTTGCCACGGTGCGCCAGGGAAATCCGCTGGGTGCCTTCCGGCAATCCGGAAAAGGCAGTGCCAGAATCGTATGCCAGCGTCACGCTGGCTGTTACCGCAGGGCTTCCGCCGCTGGATGCTGTACCAGCTGTAAATACCGGGCTGTCGCCAAATACTGACGCAGGCAGGAATGATGACGTAATGGAACCGCCACGCCAGGGGCTGGAGATCTCCACGATACGTATCACGCCGCCATCATCCTGAGCAATGAGCCCCGAACCATTCAACCCGCCGTTAATCGCTGCGAGCAAGCCAGACATTGTGCCGTAGTTGGCGACCAGAGATATGGTATAGGTGATACCCTGCCAGGTCAGAGCAAAGGTCTGGCTGGTTGTCGTAAAGTCATACGTTGACGGCGAGGCACTGGCGCGTAATACCGCAGTCGCTCCCCCTGTTCCCGGAACGGCGTCCTGATGAGGGGTATACGTGGCGATCTGCAGGTCATAGTCAGTACCGTTAAACGTTAGGGTGACAGGCATTCCGCTGAATGGCGCAATCTCTGACACGACGTCGCCTGTCAGCACGTTAAAACCGCCCTCGATGGATACCTGATAATTCACTGGCGCTTTCAGGGTGACAATTGCACCGGCGATCCAGCCAGGAGGAAGTTTGTTCTCATCCTCGTCTTCATCATTATCATCATCGACATCGAGGCCAGAAAACGAGACAGAGGCACCGCTGACGGTCATGGCATCAGCAACGATATCACTGGCTTCAGGGGCAGTCTGAGCCATATCGAGGCCGCTGCCGCTCGACGTTCCCCCAACTTCCGTTGAGTTGAACCATATCTCACTGCGACGATCCCCAGCCACATTATCGCCGGGCCCATAGCTGGTATATGAAAAGCCCTCGCCTAAGGTCAACGCCGGAGTTTCTCCTACCCGAAAATCTCCACCGGTATAGGAGAAACGCCCATATCCAAGGCAGACAAACATTTCTACCGTCATTCTGGTGGGATCAGCGGGGGCGAATCGCGTTACTGGCTGCACCAGGTAATCCGGGTAAATCCGGTTTCGCCCAAAAGCCTCCCTAACGGGATCACCGAGTTTTGCGGTGTTTGCCCGCGCCGGGTTCAGATCCAGCGATGAAGCGTTACTGGATGAAAAACCGCCCAGCTCTGGTTTTGGGGCAAAGAATAATGCATAGGCCGTAGACGCAATGGATACGGCCACCGAAACCCACGCGGCAATTTCAAGCCCCGTGCCATAAGGAATGGGATATATCCGCACGTCACTGTCTGGCCGCAACAAACATAACGGCCATTCCGCCGGGGGGACTGCCTGGCCGTTCAGCTCGATCACGACAGGATGAGTTTTATCCTGTGAATAGCTCGGGACATTTCTGCTCATCCACTCATGCAGTGTCAGCACACCATGATCGTGCGTTTCAAGGGGTTCACCCGGTAGCCGGGACGGGTAAAACTTTATCGTCATTGCCAGAACTCCACGCGGTTAAAGCGACGGATAAATCTCGATAGTGGCAGAAACGTAACCCCCGAGCCTGGATTGCATTCCGCGACCTGCAACTGGTTATCGAGCATTACAACGATCCCGACATGGGAAACCGTTGAGCCCGAATAGCAAGCCACTCCGGCACCTTCACAGGGTTCACAACGTTTCAGCGAAAGCATCAGCTTTCTCGCTTCCCGGTCGAGGCCCCCGCCGTCTTTGGTCACACCTGCAAAATCCGGCCATTCAGGTAGCCCCAGGTCGCGACGTATCTCATTTACAATGCCGAAGCAGTCGAGCTGCGGAAATACGCGCCCGCCCTTCAGCCAGGTGACTGAACGGTATTTATCAGGATTAAACATATTTGCCTCAGGTTAGTAACGTAAGCCCGGATGCTCGGCGAGGTTGTAACGTTTACGGGGCCAGGCTGTTTTGAGGACATTCATATAGCCTGCCGTGACCTGAACTGCTGTCGGGGTCCAGGAGCCGGATTTGATATCGAGCGTATACGGTGATGATGCCGGAGCAGACAGATCGGATGAAATGTACCGCCGGAATGTCAGCGTGGCTGATTTCATTTCATCCAGAATTTTATCGATCGCCTCTGAAACCCTTCCGTCAATATTGCTGATAGCAAACTTTAAATCCTGTGTCCCGTCGGCGTTCCTGGCTGGCAAGGCGATATCTATCGCGCTGGCTTCAAACGTCGCCGGCTGACCATTTTCCAGCATCACGGAAACGTCATCCCAGCCACTGGTTAGCCAGTAGTTATCATCGCCTGCCGATATCTGCAGCGTGTCGTGAATGACCTCCGATCCGCTGCTGGCATATAGTCGCTCAAGAATTGTCATGCTTCGGCCACTCTCTGTTTAGCGCAATATCCAGTAACGACTGGCCCGCCAGCCATTCCGGGTAATTCCCCCAGCCAGAAGGCGGTAACGGGCGCTCCCATAATTCCAGCGTTGCGCTGTACTGCCAGTATTTTGGCGCGACCAGCGTCGGCCCTTCGTAAATATCCACGAACCTGGCTTTATAGGGCTTTACCCCAATGGGAGTCTGAAGTTTCAGATAGAACCAGGACTGGCCATCTTTAAGCGCATCCCTGAAAAACGCCTCAAACACCTGCGCCAGAGCATCAGTTTTAAAAATCCATTTAACCGATGCCTGGGTGGGTGTTGAGGTATATCGCCTTCGTTGTTGAGCGCGACCGGACGTCATCTCCGTTCGCAGTAAAGGTGATATGGGCTTAAACCCGTACCCGTCCATAAGCGGCATGGGCAGGTATTCATCCGGGTAGAAAATATCTGCCATGAATATTCCCTCCGGGCAGGTTATCGTGGTTTTTTGGGCTGAAGGTTGGAATAAAGTGCTCTACCGAAGGCATTTTGAGGATTGTTTACGTCGCTCGTCAGTTCAGATTTTATCTGTTTAGCCAGGCGGCGGCCGTGGGCATCTAATGTCTGCATCATCACATCATCCGGTTTACCAGTGAGGTGGTAATTAACGTTGATGTCACCAGTTGAAAGAAGTTGTCTTTCCTGCTGCTGCCTCGCAGCGTTCTGTACCGCCGGCGATTCCCGCCCTACAGCTTTAACCCCCAGCGAACCATCAGCGCCACGGGTAAGCGGCATGATGGCTTCCGGCCCGGCCTCGCCGAATACACCTGCCCCTTTCGCAAACGCAAAATATTGGGGAGTGCTGTAAACGCCATTGCTGTAGGCAGAAAGTGACGGAGAATCGTAAACGCCTCCGAGAGCGTTGAATGAAAAATTAGCTCCCGCGCTTTGAATAGCGGTACCACTACTTGCCGCACCGCTGGCACCGCCAAAAAGACTACCGAACAACCCACCCGCTCCGCCGCCAAATGACGCCATAATCGCTTTGGTGATCAACGCCTGTGTTGCCATCTGGATCAGCGTCTTAATCACCGTTTCACCCAGGGAAGAGAAAATATTAGACATCCCATCTTTAAAAGAAGCAGCGCCTGTCAGGACGTTTGTCAGGTTGTTGGAGATAGAGTTAGTGGTGGCATCCAGAATCTCGCTGGTTGCAGTGGCAGCCATTGAACTCAGATCAGAAGCCTGATCGGCATAGTTCATCAGGGAATCGCTGATCCCCGCGCGCCAGTCTGACTGCTGTTCATCGGTCTTTTTGTAGTAGTCCTCCTGAATCGCTAACCGTTCAGCAAGCGCCGCTTGCAGCGCTTCCGTTTGCTGTTTGTACTGGTCTTCAGAAATTTGCTTCTTGTTAAAGTCACGCTGAAGATCATCCTGCTGCTTACGGAAGTCAGTGCGAATATCCGCCATTTCCTTCATGCGGTCGCGGGCCTTATCCCCCATCCCGGCGCCAAGAAAATCTATATTCCCCCGGTCACGCGCAGCGGCATTACTGTCAGCCAGCCCCTCATGGAACGTTTTTAACTGTTCAGCAATGTTTTTCTGATCGATAAGCGCAGCATTGTGCAGAAGGGTTTCTTTTTTAGCTTGCTCAAGAGAGGCTAACTCACCCTGTGTGACCTGGTATTTTACTTTAGCCAGTTCGGTATTCTGGCTTCCCAGGGCAATTTGTTCCTGCTGCTGTTTAATAAGGCGCTTGTAAACGTCTTCTGTCTTTTCAGCCGCTTTAACCTCTTCGCTTTTTGGCGCTTTCCGGGTGGGTTTATTGGCTTCATCGTTTTGCCATTTCGCCAATCCCTGATTAATAAACAGATCGCGGTTAGTTTTAAACTGAGGTTCATCCTTAAGCCCCAATTCGTCAGCGGCATAACCTAACCGTACTCTCTCCCTTGCTTCTCCTTTAAGCTTTGATAGTTCAAGGTCCTGACGGCTTTTTTCCAGAGCATTGGCTTGCTGTGATGTTAAATCAGCCTGAGGCATTCGCATTGGAACATTAACCAAGCCCTGCCGTTCCATTAAAAGCTGGTTTCCTAATCCAAGTAAACGGTTAACTTCGGAATACTTACCAGTCATCATTACAAGGTTCTGGTATTCAGAATTTTGCCGCCATGCTCTTTCTTTTATAAGATCGTTTCTTCTTCTTTCTTGTTCCTCCTGTGCCTTTAGTATATCGCTTGCCTTTTCTCGCATCTGACGAAGCTTGTCTTCTTCTACGACAACCTGCTCGGTCAAAATTGCAATAGCCTTTATAATATTTAAATCATTTTCTTGAGTTATACCTGGTTTGCTTCTACTTTCATTTAAATCATTTATTTGCCCGTTAAGTTTTTTTACACTTTGTTCTTGCTCTTCGATTAGGCGTTTTTGCTCCTGCATCGCCTCAACCGTTAATCTTCGATTACTATCGACCTCAGGTAGGGTCATTGAGGAGGTTTTTTCTCTGATCTGATCTATTTGGCTGGCATATTCCTGAGCTGATTTTCTTGCTTGCTCCTGGCTTTGGTACATAGCGTACCATGCGCCCGCACCCAGCATAACTAACCCGGGTATACCACCGACCAGCCCAAGAGCCCCACTCATCAACCGGGTGCCGACAGAGGTAACGCTGTTAAGGTTATTTTGAGCAGAAGCCCGGCCTGCAATATTACGACTAAGAGCGGACTGAGCTGCAGCCAATTTTCTTTCTGCAATAGCCTGTGCATCGGCATTTTTTGCAGCCACAAGCCCCGCCTGAGCACGCTCCAGAGCTGTTCGTGCTCGTACCTTTTCTGTAGCTGTCCCGGTGGCGAGGGCTGTAGTCAATCGCCCCTGTGCCGCGGTAACCCTTGCTTCTGCGGCCGCTACCCTCTCCTGTTGAGCAGCCTGAACATCAGCACTTTTAGCACTCTGAAGGGCTTGCTGGGCGCGATAAACGGCGGCGCGGGAAGCGGCAACAGAAGATTGCGCGGCTTTTTCCTGAGCGACAGCAAGAGCTACCTCAGATTTTGCCGCCGAAATAAGTGCGCCAGTAGCACTGCTTGCACTCGTAACAATTCCGCCAAGATACCGGGCCAATCCGATCCCAACCAGGCCTCCAGCAGCAGTGGTAATTAGTGACATATTATCTGCTACGTCACTGAGGGCCCCGCTGACAGCAGAAGATGTAAGAGAATCCAGTGTACCTGCCAGACCATCAAGACCGCCAGAAAGCGCGTCTGTCGCGCCAGTCGCCTGGTTCACTCCACCAACCCATGCCATAAACGAGTTAGTGACTTTTTGCATTGAGCCGGACACTGTCGGCGGCAACGAGGAAAACTCCCCCTGTAACACACCTAACTGGCTGATTAATGCTGGTACGACTTTATCAATCGTGAGTTGCCCCTGGTCAGCCATCGCTTTAAGATCTTTTCGAGCAACCCCCATACCAGCAGCCAGGGCACGGATGACGCGATCCCCAGCTTCGTTAACCGCGTTAAACTCTTCGCCACGCAAAACACCTTGAGCCAGCGCCTGGCTAAACTGGGTAATAACAGAGCCGGCTTCTTCTGTGCTTGCACCAGATAGCTTTAGTCCTGTTGATACCGCTTCGGTGATTTTGAGTACTTCATCTGAGCTGTAGCCAAATTCACGCATTGATGCTGCAGCGCGTGAAAATAAATTAGCATTATCAGTAAAAGCAGTGCCCGTACTCTGGCTGATCGCCATTAATCGGGTCTGAGATAAAGTAAAATCATTCGTAGACACTGAGGCTTGTTTAAGCCGTGCATTTACTGAGTTCCATTGGTCTGCAATCTGAACCAGTTTTCCTGTTGCAAATGCTGCAGCTGCAGCTGTAGCTGCTCGACCCGCTGAAGCAAATCCATCCGTTAAATCGGAAAGAGCTTTTTGGCTTTCTTTCGCAGCGGCAGCAGCCTGGCGCCCACCATTCTGCATGGTTTTATAATAGTCTTGCCCCATGCGTGAAGCTCGGGCGATCTCAGTCTGGAATGATTGAGAGTTTGCTGAAACCTTTATGATAAGCTCACGTAGGGTTGCCATTTGTATCCTCACAGGTATAAAAAAAACCGCCTAAGCGGTTTTCTTTAATTAGCAAGAATGTATCAACTACAAATCTCGCCCCATAGTTTAGAAAATTCAGTTCCACCATCATCAATAATGGTCATTCCACTTTTACTTACATACCTTTTAAACCCAGCATATGCACCAAAGCTGTTTTTAGCATTTACTTGTCCGCATACATATCCGTCACGACCAACGATCTGGTTTTTGAAGGTTGCAGATTCGGGGTCTTTTAATTCAGCCTTAACACTAGGGTTGCTTGCTGATATAACATTCATGTTGTTGTATCTTTTCTGCCTATCGTTCTCGCTAATTCTCATTAGCTCCTCATGGTTCTCATACCTCTCCCCCCACAAAGGGACCATTGAGTTAACAAAAAACAAGACAAATATAGAACCGAGAATTATCAAAAGAGAAGCAATTTCCCTGCCAATCTTATCTATATATTTTAAAGGAATAACCAAAACAACAAAAAGAAACACAATTGATATTGGTTGCCTTAACGCAATAATAAATGCTATAGCAAAAACTACTAAAGATAAAACGCCCAATATTTTTTTCATTTTTTATCCCAATAGGTAGAAAAGAACTAAAATCCTACCATTGGTTATGTAAAACTTCAGCTATCATTGTTTGTTCAAACTGATGCTGCGAGCAAAGCGGCCTCCAAGCCTGCAAAGGGATCGCCGCCGTCGTTTACCTCAACCTCTTCTGCGCTCCACTGAAGCTGAGCATCTTCAATGGTGACTTTACCGCCCTGCGCTCCGTAAACCGCAGATACCAGCTGAGCATTGAGGATATCGCCGCGAATATCGCCGATTGGGCTGATACGGTCGTACTCAGCCCACATCCTGAATTCGCCAACCGTCATTGTTTGTCGCAGTTCGCCCAGCGTGCGGCCCATCCGGAGCGCCAGCGCCATCAGGAACTGCATGCCAGGCATTTTTACTTTGCTTTAGCATCATCCGCGTCACGAATGAGATCAAGTGCCTGCTTCAACAGCCGGGAATGCACAGGGCCATAGATCGCTTCAACCTGTTCGGTGTCATCGACAGTAAAGACGGGATGCAGGTCGGTATCCAGCAAAATATCGATGAAAAGCGTGACGTCGGCCCGCATCGTGCGGAAGGCTCGTTCTGAAGGGGTCAGTTCTGGTGCCTCCTGGGGCTCCTGCCCTTCCGGTAGTTTGGGTGGTTCCGGGCTGGCAATGCCCTGCCAGCGAATCCAGGCTTCTGCTGATGGCTCACGAATGATGACTTTGGCGTTATCCCACTCCGGAACGGAGACTTCTTTTTTACGAAAGCCCGCCATCGGTGCCAGTGCCAGTGCTTTAAGACTCGGTTTTGACATTAATTTTATCGCCGGTCTCCCGGCGCTCCGTTAATTGATGGTGACGGTGCAATCAGAAGAAGTGATCACAGTGCCATCGGCATCAGTAACCACGCAGGAATAAACCCCGGCATCACCGGATACAGCGCTGGCTTTCGTAAACGTTGCGCTGGTCTGGCCGCTGACCGTCGAGGTGCCCTTTTTCCAGGCGTAGGTATAAGGTGCCGTACCGCCCTGGACGACCACGCCCATGGTCAGGGCGCTTCCTGCCGCGACCGTTTGGGACGCCGGAAGGTCAGTAGCAAAGGACAGGACTCCTGGGGCGTTAATATTGGTGGGTTTACCTTTCAGACGCAGCGAGAACGTTGCAGCAACCACGCCATTGGTTTGAGAATCCCAGGTGTGCTGTCGTACCTCAGCGCGCATCAGGAATCCATTACCAGACGGGAAAATAACCTTAAACCCATAAACCCCGTCGTTATCATATGCGGCACGAAGTGCATCCTGCGCCGGGTTGCGGTAGAAGTTACCGGAAAGTGACATTTCAGACGGAGCAGGAAGGCCGTTGATATTTTCCGTTTCATCCGAACAGAGCGTTGTCACGTCAATATCGTTTTTCTGACCAGCGGTAAAGCTTGCCTGTTTGATAGTGCAACTCAGGTTTAACCAGGTTGCGGTATCCAGCTCTGCCTCGGTGACCGGCACAGAGGTAATCATTACTACCGTTTTTTGGGCACGTTCAAATAGTGCTGACATCGCAGCCTCCATAAATGAAAAAACCGCCAGTGGCGGTCGGATTGGATTGGTTTTTGTCAGGCAATGACCGTTATTTCGAGGGTTGCCCGATGAAGATGGGGTGTCGTGTCGTAGCCAGGAATTTTTGTCACCTCGACAGGTGAAAGTACCTGCAGGCGAGCCAGGGCGTCCAGGCGTAACGCTCTGGCTTCGTCATTCGTTTCAGCCCATACATCAACCTGAATGCGCAGTGTCGACTCTGCCTGGCCGCAGAAAACATCCCCGGCAACATTAGTCGGTATCGAGAAAATGACATAGGGAGTGGAAACTGCAGGAAGTCCGTCGCTGCCTAGCGGCACCACATACGGATAAACCCGCCCGTCTGCCAGCGTCGACAGCAGGTCATAGAGAACATCCTCTGTCATTTTGATAACACCTCATCGATAGCCTGATTCATCCGCTGCATCGCCACCTGCGTAGCTTCTTCCATGCGGGTATCAAAAGCTGGGCGAACAAACGGATGTGCAGGCGCTGTAGATGTTCCCAACTCCACGAAGCGCCAGTAAAACGCATTCCGCTTGTTGCTGGCCTTCATTGTATTGTCGCTGTTCCCCGTTCGCGGGTTAACGCCACGAATATGCACCCCCGATGAGATTTCACCTCGACGGCGGCTTTTCTGGGTGACGACAACAACGTTTTTCTTCAGTTTGCCGGTTTTCTCAGGAGCGCGATCAATCACCTCCTCGCGGAGCAATTCGGCACCAGCACGGGTCGACTCCCGGAGAACTTTATTATTTTCGGCCTTGCTGAGCGTTTGCAGATCGCGGGCAATATCCTGCAACCCGGAAAAATCCAGATTCACATCAATCATTTTTCGGTCCCCTGTTTGCAGAGAATTTCCAGCCGGGTACCTTTGATATCCGGAACCGGAGGGCCGGTAACGTTAAGAACGGCACCTTTAAACGGGCCGGTGCGTACTTTCAGGCGGGAAGAAGCTGAGATATCTGTACGAAAACGCACCCAGACTCGAATGGTGGCATCGGCACGCTCAGCGCCAGCGGCTAAAAGTTCACGACCGCTTATACCCTTAACCTCGGCCCAGATGGTTTTCCCATCTTCCCATTTTTCAACCGGCTGACCTGAAGGCGTTCTGGAGGTTGTGAAGTTTTGAATGGTGACCCGGTGCCGTAATCGCCCTGCCTGCATAAGTCCCCCTACGTCCCAGGAATTTTTCGATGCTGTTCCAGAATTGATTTAACGCCGAACGGAATAGTATTAACGCTGTCGCTACTAACAGGCTCCCGGTTTTCATACCAGTGCGAAACCAACAGCATCAGGGCCAGTTTGATATCGTCCTCGATTACCAACCCGTCAGGGTCGTCGTCTGGAACAGCGTTATCATAAAGACGGCAATTTGTGATTTTTTCAGCGTGCTTCAAGGAGGCATTGAGGTAGAGAGTTAACATCACATCCTCTGTATCGTCATCGCTGTCGATACGGCACTGGTAACGAAGCTCATTTACAGAGGGCTTCATTTGCCTTCACCCCGCTTATTACCGACTTTAGGCTTAACAGTTGTTTCAGTTTCCGGTTGTTCAGTGCCGTCAAGAATCCCCATTTGAGCAGCAACCTCAAGAGCGCGCTCAGGAAGTGATCCAGACTCATATTCACCGGCGGGAATGTTTATGATCTGAATGCCATCAGGTGACCATTTCAGGTCTTTTTTCAGCAGCATAATGACCTCCATAAGAATGGGGCCGAAGCCCCATCAGATTATGCGCCAGCACCGATCTGCAGCAGTTTGATGGCCTGAGAATCGGCAAGCATTCCGCCGGTACGTTTGGTGGTGTAGAAACCAACGAATGGTTTGTTGGTGTACGGATCGCGGAGGATGCGGGTACCAATACGATCAACGATGGTATAGCCACGTTTAAAGTTACCGAACGCAATGGCTTTCGCATCTGCTGCGATATCCGGCATTTGCTCATTCTCAGCAACACCATAACCTGCCAGAGAAGAGGGTTGGCCCAACTCAAGGCCCGGACGCCAGAGATAGTTACCCTCGGAGTCCTTCAGAATGCGAACGGCAAACAGGCTGTTGTTGTTCATCATGAATTTAGCACCGTTGCGATGAACCTTGCGCAGGGTGTAGACCAGTTTGATAATCGCATCGGCAGTCACACCCGCCGCCGCACCGGAAAGAATGTGCTGCAGCGTGCCAAAGGCACGGGTTTTATCGTCCTCCAGAGTGGAGGCGTAGGCCAGGAAGCCTTTCGGTTTTTTCGTACCGTTACCGCTGGTAAAAGCGATTTCTTCCTGTTCGGAGAACTCAACCGCCAGTTCGCTGTTGATCCAGTCCTCTACATTGAAGAAGGCATCATCCAGCATCGTTTGGGTTGCCTGAGGGTTTCCGTAGATTTCACCCATGAACGGTTCAATCTGACCGAGTTTAGACGCATCAGTAGCCGGACGGGGATCGGTTTCACCGACCCAGCCGGAAGCGGTGCCGCCAAGGTTAACCAGCTTTTTATAGTTGGCACCGCCAACAGTGATAGTTGTGGCCTCCTGGCGCATCACTACTTCATCTTTCAGAAGATTAAGAATGGTGCGGTCCAGCTCTTCTGGGACAGCATATCCGCCGTCTTCATCCACGCCAACCTGCAGGGCTTTACGCTCCAGATCACGCAATCCGTCATCCTTACCCTTGCGCATAAAGTCGATGAAAGCGGTTTTGTGCTCGGTTGCGGCCTTGCTTTGAGTGCCACCAGCTGGACGTTTAACCTGTTTAAGCTCATCCTCCAGCGCGGTTTTAAGCTGATCCAGCTCGGTCAGCTTGCCGTTAAGTGTTTCAACTTCTCCGGCCAGCTTGCCTTTTTCAGCTTCGATAGCTTCAATGCGCTTATCATTTTTCGCTTTAAAATCATAGAATTTTTGCTGCAAATCCTGCGCGACCTGCTCAACGTCTTTAATTTCGACTGCCATAATTCAACTCCTGATTAAAATTTGATGTTTTTCAGTGCATCCAGTGCGGCATCCACACCATCAGCGTCACGCTGAGAGAGGTTGCCATAGCCCCCGGCCATGAATGCTTTGGCCTGGGTGCGGGAGAGCCCAACATCGCGCAGGACCCGTTCAATACTTTTCTGGGATGGTGTTTCGCCACGGGCAAACGCGCTTTTAACATCGCTGACCCGCGCCTCGTCATTCGACGGAAACGTTACGGGACTGACCTCCCAAAGGTCGATTTCCTTTAGGAGAAACACGCCTTTCTCACGGTCGTATTCCCAGTCTTTTAGCATGTAACCAATAGAAAGGCCGGTTAAAGAACCGGCCTTCATGTGGGCATGCGCTCGCTTTGAAAGAGGATCATCATCAATGAGTAACCGGCCTTTGACATATAAGCCGACGTCATCCTCTTTCATTTCGGTATAAACACCGATAGGTTCATCCATCTGATGCTGCCAGAGCATAGCTGGCAGCGCGTTTTTCTCCCGCCATGACTGAAGCGATTTACTGAAAGCGCCGGGAACAACTACATCGTCGTAACTGTCCTTAACGCCAAACACAGAGCCATAGCCTTCAAATTCCCCGCTGTCGCTGACAGACTTTAGCTTCAGCGGAATATCCAGCCGCTGTTTAGTCATCGGCATCATGTTGTTCCTCGGTTATTTTGCTCTTATTGCTGTCAGACGGTTTGGTCGTCATATTCATCGGCGTCAGATAAACGTCACCGCCAGAGCGTGGGTTCATATCCTCCAGTTCACGGCAGTCATTTGGTGAGTAAATGCCCCAGTTAATACCGGTTGAATACGATTCAAATCTTGATTTCATATCCCCACGCAGCAAAGCACCGGCATTAAACTTGGCATAATAGGTGCCCTGCTTCGATTCCTTCACCAGCCCCACGTTGATTCGCTGCTCAATACGGGTCATGTACGGAACGAGTGAATAGTTGATGAAGCCAATGCCAAGGTTTTCAATATTGTTGAAGGTGGCGCGGTCAGTGTTCTGCACCATATGCATCGGCACCCTGTACAGGCGGCAGACTTCCTCCAGCTGAAATTTTCTGGTCTCAAGAAACTGGCTGTCTTCGGCGTTGAGTCCCATCGACTTCCAGTCAAGACCCATTTCAAGAATCATCGGACGATGCGCATTGCTGAGCCCAAGGTGGCGATCTTCAAAATCTTTTCTCAGCCGTTCATAGGCTGCATCAGTCAGCGTTTGCTCAGTACGGAGAACGCCAGAAGTGACCGCGCCATTTGCGAACAATCGGGCGCCGTGTTCTTCTGTCGCCATACCCAAAGAAATGGCCTCCCTTGCGTATGCGATTGGGTTCAGGCCCACCAGCCCGTCAAAGGTCAACGTCCTGACGTGCCAGATATCATCCTGACCCAGCACATCCGTAGAACCATCAGGGAACGTGACCTGATATACCGGTTGCCACTGACTGTTAAGCTTAGGGTCAACGCAGCCCGGATCAATGGGTAAAAGCTCGACCACTTCACCCAGCGCTTTGACCTTGTAGGCATAAAAATTACCGCGCAGGCAAAGACACACAATGACCAGCTCCCAGAACTCCTGGGGGGTCATATAGTCATTTGGCTTCATGGTCAGTAATTTATGCAGCCTTTCAGAGGTCGCTTTTTGCTTGCTGTTACCAGTGATTTTGTACAGGTTGCAGGGAAGCATCCCCATAGACTCAGCCAGAACTCTTATGCAACCAAAGACTGCTGTAAGTCGCATCGCTTTCTGGCTGCTAACGCGCTTTCCAGTGTAGGTGTCGTAAGTCATCCCTACAGCTTCCGCCAGTTCCGCTGGCGTCGTGACCGATGCGGTGCTTTTCGTAAACATTCCGGGAAAAAACATTAGCCACCCTCCCCGGATTCAATTTTCCAGTTACCGGAAAGGGAGCGGGATACAAGCCATGACCAGAGCAGGCACAGAATACCGCCAGTAATGTAGCCAGCAGGGGGGTAAATAACCCAGGCACCGAATGAGAGCAGAATAGCCCCCAGCACACCAACAAGTGGCGCGAGTATCATCAGAATCATAATTGCCTCTTAAAGTGAGCGCACGCCATAGCTTTCGAGATGATTTGAAAGGGTTTCTTCCTTTTCAAATAACATTGCCCGTCCAATCGCCATAATCAGAGCAACAGCCCCATCTATTTTATTTTCGTTTTGCTCTTTAATTGGCCGAACAACATCATCATTTCCAGGCAGGTGCTTACCCACCACGTTTGAAATACACCAGGTCATTATCGGATTACCGTCATGATGAAATCGACCGGACTCTACAGCGGCCTCAAGCTCTTTCATCGGGTCAGACATGTTGGTGTAGTTCTGGATAATGGTTATAGGGTTGAGCTGTTCATCAGCAAGCTGATGAGAAAGGTTTGTTGCACCGTGCGGGTCAATTGGGCTTTGTTCAACCGGAGTTTGCTGATTATCACGCTTGGCATCTTCAAGTATTACTCGGTAATCAATTTCCGCACCATCAGTCACGGTGATATATCCTGCTTCAACCCATTTACGGTAACGCTCAGCGGTGCGGTGATCGTCAACATCGTTGCTGTATACGGTGTCATACGGAACATAGAAGCGCGGAGATATACAGTAATAATGCCGTTTCCCATCTATTTCACGGGTAAATAGCCGAACCATAGAGTTCATATCCAGCTTGCGCGCAAGGTCAAAAGACAGAATGCAGGGCTGTCCTTCAAACTGCTCAATGGTGAGCGTCTCATCCTCACATTTTCGCCAGCTTAACAGGTTGAAATAAGCAGCACGTGCGGCGACCCAGATATTCAGGTGTTTCGTTTTGAATATCCCGGCCATGCGGGGATTATTTTTGGCCCTGCTTTGCTGGCTTAAGAGGAAATCCGAGTAAACCGACACCCCCATATTGGGATTGGCTTTGTGAAGAACAGCGGGATCGGTCCAGTCATCACCCTCATCAACGGTGTAAATGACGCCAAAAAGCTCATCATTCGGCACGGTTCCGTTCAGCATTTCGATAACTTCACGACGCTTATCGTAGCAAGGCCCCTCAATGTTATAACCAGCAGTGGTTATAGCCCACATAATCGGCTGTCTGCGGGCCCCCATGCCGGTGATCATTGTGGTATACAGCGCATCGCTTTCGTGCTCGTGATATTCATCAACAATAGCGCAATGCGGTGACTGCCCGTCACCAGGATTACCGATCAGCGGTTCAAATCTGGCGCCATCTTCAGGACGGCTAAGGTTCTTGGCGTTAACCTCTATTCCAAAGGCTTCAACGAGTAGTGGCGTGCGTTTGCACATCAGCCGCGCAGGTCGAAATACTTCCCATGCCTGCTTTTCAGTGGTTGCACCGGAATACACCTCCGCACCAAATTCACCATCACAGGTGAAACAAAAAAGCGCCACACCGGCGCTTATCGCTGACTTCCCGTTTTTCCTGGGGATTTCTGTATAGACCTCTCTGAATCGGCGCAGCCTGCTGCCTTTATGCACCCATCCAAAAGCGCAGCAAATAATAAATAATTGCCAGGGTTCAAGGGTAATAGGCATCCTTTTAAATGCCCATTCACCTTTGGTGTGCGGGAGAAGTTGAATAAACCGTGCGGCACGCTCAGCAAGGTCTTTATCAAAGCGGTATCGAAATTTCTTTCCCTGCGATTTTGACAAATCGTCGATATGTCGCTGGCAGGCATCAATGACATACTGGCATGCCGGAATCTTTCCGGCGACAACATGCCTTGCGTACTGATTTGCAGCGTTAACGTTTGGATAGGCTTTTCGGCTCATGGCGTGATCATCTTCAGGAATGGGTTTTCGTTCTTTTTCTTCCCGGCCAGACCGACCAGGCGCTGTCGGCTGCTGGGGTCCAGCCCCAACATTGAACCGGTAGAACTCATTTCCGATTCCTGTTCTTTTTTAGCCGTAAGTTCAGGGTTTTTAATTTTCCCGCCCATTGCGCCAGTGATGGATAAACCATCAACAGCTATATTTTTTACCGCCCTGCGCCAGAACTCATAGGCAACGCACCAGCGCTCCAGTACTGCAAGATCGGTCACGCAGAGCAAGCCCTGTCCGCATAATTCTTTGGTCGTCAGCTCCCACATGATGGATGCTAACGGGAGTTCCTCTTCTGCAAACCAGTCCGGAGGTGCTACGCCATTGATGGGGGTGAATACTGGTTCTTCTTTATTCAGGGCTCGCTTGCCGGGGTTTCCGGCCAGCTCCTTGCGCGCCGTTGGCTTTGGTCTACGCCCGGAACGCCCCGCCGTTCCAGCCATAAGCGTTACTCCTGGTTAAATTTCATTTTTCGCGGGTATAAAAAATTGACTGAGGCGGCGGTCCTTTGGGCCTTTGCCGTCAGGGATTTGACCCCGCCCCCCCATCCGCCCCTTCAAATGAGAATAGATATCATTTAATGCGTTCGCGACCGGTTTTCGTTCGATGGCAGGGCCAGCACAGGCTTTCGAGGTTCGAATCGTCATCGGTACCCCCATGAGCCTTGGCCTTGATGTGGTCAACCGTCTTTGCTGCGACAGCTCGCCCGCTGCGAAGGCAGTTCTGGCACAAATGGTTGTCGCGTTTCAGGATGCGCGCACGCCTGATATCCCACTGGCTACCGTAGCCACGCTCGTGGCGACTCTTTCCCTGTTGATGCTGTTGCCAGCCTTCATTGCGGTGCTTTTCGCAGTAGCCTGAGCGGTCGGTTGTTGTGCCTGCGCATCCACGCTTACGGCATGCACGGGGAATTAGTGCGGGCATCCTTATCATCTCCAATTAAAAAGCCACCGTTTAAAAGGTGGCTTTCATAAATTACAAAGGGATTCTATAGAAGGTTTTGCTTTGCCATTCTTAGCTTATGTTCGAGATTTCTTATTGTTATCCCTAGCTCATTAACTTTCTGCTTGGTATATCGATCTGAATATATCCAGTAGTCTGATTTCTGCTCACATATTTCTGACAACTCAGGAGAAATATCTTGAAATAAGAGACCGACACGTCTCCACTCCTTTGCAAGTTCAAGTTCCTTTTGAGCGTCTTTAATACCTTGGTGTGCGAAATCCCTCAGGTAGGCCCGATTATCTATCAATAAATTTGATAGTGCTTCTAACTTGGATATTGTTAGCTCTCGTTTCTGTTTGGACCATGACAAATAGCATTCCCATAATCCAGTAATAGCAGCGCTTATATATTCGCCCATATTTAACGACCTGGTTGTGTGCAAGTAGTTAAACATTATCACAGGCACTCAGTGAATGCCTGCTGTAATGCCTTAACTGGCCTGCTCAGCCGCGGTATCAAACAGCGCCAGCGCCTCGGTCGATTCCTGAACTGCTTTGATGGTCCGCGCCACCACTTCCGATTCAGTTGTCACGCGGCTGTACTGCTGGATGAACAGCTGATATTTGAGCGGGCTGTCCTGAACGAACGCAATAGCCTCTTTTGCAGCTGCTGTGTCGTAGTTCAGGGTGGAAAACAGATTCAGTCGGATCTGTTCTGCTGGTGTGATTTCTGACATGTCTTACCTCTGTGCGATGTGGGGAGCATTATCGAAGCCACTCAATCAGTGGCTTCTGTAATATCCTCACATGGGGATGAAGGTTGATTTATCCCTTAGTGGGGTTAACGCTTAGGAAAGTTGAATGCCTACTGCTCTTTGGTAAATGACGTTATGCCTAATTCAGTAAGCTGATGCTTTACCGCTCCAATGCGTCGGCTAAGCTCTCCGGTAACACTCCTGCGTATCGCATTAACAAAATCATCATCCTGATAACGACTCTGAATCGTGATGCCTAACCCTTCCCCGCGTGCGACGAGTAAGTATTGCCCTTCAAGTTCCTTAAGCTTTTCGCATAAGATTGAAGCAGCGTTAACATTATGTATGTTCATTTCCGTTTACCTTGCCGCAGTTAGCCTGCACCGATATGTTGTGCGTCAGAATGTCGCGCTTGGTCTGCTTATCCAGCACGTCGATATCGTGGTCGGTCAGGTAGATGATCCGCACCCAGCTGCAGGCCGTATCAACGACTACCGGGGCGGGTAAACTTTTCGCGCAGCTCCCGATCAACATCGTCATCAGGCATATGGCTAACAGTCTGCTGTACATCGCTTGCCTCTTTCGTGACTTCTGCCTTACGTTCTGCTGCGGCGACAGTAGCAGCAGCGTTTTCTTCGGTACGCTGCTGATCGGCTTTGGCTTCTGCCTTACTGGTCCCGCGTGCATGACCAATGCCGAACGCTCCAACGATAGCACCCAGGATGACAACCACCAGCCCCGCGATTGCTTCGATTCCCATAATCACACCACCAGTACCGATTTTGCTTTCAGGAAACGAGCGCGCCGGTTATTAATCCCGTTTTGTCCGCCGTTGATAATCTGCGTGACCCGGACAAGCTCACCCGGATATTTCAAGCAACCTTTTGAGACATAGAACCACGCTGCACTACGGGCCGCGTACGAGGACTGCTCCAGTAATTCTGGCTGTGCCACCAGATCAACCTTCAAACCGCTGCCGCAGTCCCTGTAATTAGAAAGTCCGGTTATTTGAATAAGTCCGCGCCCTCGATAAACCCAGCCATCAGTTGCCCTGTTGTTACCCAACCGCTTGCTATAGACAATGTTGGCGATAGCCCGCTGGCGCTCCAGGGGTAACACAGTTTCCCACTGGCTGCGCCCGAGGGAATTGGCCTGATCCTGCGTTAACCTGCCGTAACGAACAAAATCAGCAAGCCCGGCGATGCTGTAGTTGAAATTCTCCACCACCCTGTTAAACCCGAGGCTTTCATGGCCGCATTGAGCAATGAACATTGCCTGGTCGATAGCGGAAGTGATGCCAAACTCTTTCATCGCGGCTGTAATATGCGGAAACCAGCGCGCAGCTAACCCGGCGCTGATACCAGCCGCCTTCTGGAATTGTGTTTGATTCATTAGTGCCTCAGTGCATCAACCAGCCGCGCTACATTGCCTCTTACGCTCAGCAGCACAACAAGGATCATGATATTGGCCGCAATGGTGGGCCATGATGAATAGGGATAGATGCCGCACAGATACGCCAACGGCACAGAGCTGTATATCACTGTTATCAGCCATGCCAGCCGCGACACCCACTTACGATGACGTGAGTCTCTGCGGCGATAGAACATCAACGTTACAACGACACCAGCACATAACAGCGCATTGATGGTTGCAGTAGGATCATTTAGTACCACCGGAACCTCCCCGGCGCGTTATTAGCGCCACCAGCGAGCCAATATCCTGATTGTTCAGGAAGGTGAGTATTTTTACGGCCAATGCCGAAATGATTACGGCACCAATTGCATCCAGAGGCTTATCGTTGTACCCGGTAAGGTCGGATAACTTAGAACCGACCAGCCCGGAGCACAGAACTCCAGCAATATAGGACACAACGAAATATGCCATCCGTCGTGGGGCGCTCAAATCGGCCGCTGTCGCTATATAAAAGACGGAACCAGCAAATGCCCCGAACACAACACCGTAGTCTGTACCGGTTAATAGCCCGTAAACACTCGCCCCAGTTAAAGCGCCACCAGCTAAGCCTGTGCCGGTTATTGGTTCGGACATCGGTCCCCCTCTATTGCTGTGAATCCTCTCAGAACGAGGGGAAAGAATTCAGGCCGCAGGCTCATGCATTTCACGGTTAATCTGCAACTTTTAGTCAGGGCCTGAAATGAAAAAACCCCGCCAATTGGCGAGGTTCTGTAATATTTAAGTTCGTGTCTAAGTGACCACTCTTAACACATTAATATATAAAATTCGTAACGAATAGACTTTTATGCAACTTTCTCAACTTCTTTTTTATGGGCCCAATCATCCATTTCTAATCTGGCACCACTCATAATGATGCAGGCATCAATAAACGTTTCGGCTATCATTAACCTGTTACGTATTTTTCCCTCTGAACATTTTTCCCAGCGGGCAATAGTCGATTTAGAAACATTATGCATGTAATGCAACATCACCAGATTTAACTCATCATCCCGGCCAGCTCGTTTAAGCATTCCTACGGCAGCGTCTACAATAAGGCCATCATTGTCACAACATGACTCGCGAGACTTTGAGGTATTTAACAGGAGGCCTTTAAAACCCGCTGCAATTGGTGACCAGTCAACCTGTGAGCCTTCACTAATAGCCCAGGTTCCCCACCGTTCGAGTACCAGTTGAATATCACGCTGCATGGTTCACCTCTTTAATCAGTCCGGTAATAATTTCGATACTGTTGTTGCATTGATTTCCCCAGCGGTCCCATCCTTTCCACTCTTCCCGAGCGAATAGTTCGATCCGTTTCACATCACCGTATAATTGCTCCAGTCGGTTCCTTACTTCCCACGGTTTAGCGCTGTGCTCACCGAGGCAGGTGTGAACAACCTGTTTTACCGATGCGCTGGCGCGGGTTAGTCCGGTTCCCTTGGTCGCTATCAGGACATCTTCTGTATTGCTCCGGGTATGATTGCCGCCGTTCATGCGCGTCTCACGGTCCAGCATCTCAAGAAGATCATTGAAGTCCACCAGCTTTCCGGCGTTTAGTGCCTTGTTGAAGCGGTCAGCGGCGTTCTGATTCAGTTTTACCCAGGTAAAGCCTTTCATTGTTCTGACCCGGAAACCCCATGATTCAGCCAGTTCTACAGCCTCGCGGTTATGGGTCCCCGTATACCACATCGCCAGTACGGCGTTATCAGCAGCCAGAGACCAGACAGGGAGCCGTTTCAGGTCTTCAATGCTCATTGTGCTGTAATGATTACAGGCTGCGCCGTTGCTAATTCGGTTGCCATATTCCCACGGCGGATCACAGTAGATAAGATCGTAATTCATGCGGCCCTCTGCTTTTTCAGTTCGCGAGTTTTACGGCGGTATTTAGCCGCTATGTTTTCCAGGTCTTCTTTTGAGTAATGCTTCGCTTCGTGTGGGCCTTCCAGCCATTCCACCAGCGGCAATCCATACCACTCGATCAGCGTCTCCCTGTAGCGGGCATGTACAGTGGCATTCTTTGCAGCGAACCGACCCGATCCACCATTACAGGCTTTGCACTGCCGGTAAGCATTCTTCTCTTCAAAGCGCAATTCAGGACGAGCGCCTACCCCCATGAAATGACCGCAATCCCACTGGCCGCCAAAGATCATAGGTGGGTGATAAGTGCCACATGATGGGCATGGTTTCCCCTCGTCGCGTTCACGGATAAAGGCATTAAAGGCTGACTGGGCTTTTTTGATGTAGTCGCCACGGGTAAGCAGAGCCTTTTTGCGCATCTTCAGCTTGTCCTTCTGTTCCGCCTCCGCTTTTTTTTGTTTCAGCGCCCTGTTGTGGGCTATAGCACAGAGCGGGCCACAAACCTTTTGCAGGTTGCGGGCCGGAGTGAAGGTTTCACCACAGCTGGCGCACTTCTTCGGTTTGTACGTTTTCACCTTTGCAGGCGCTGGTTTCTTCACTGTTTCATCCCCCGGTGAAATACCCACTCGAATACTTCTGAGCCGTTAAGCAGCAGATCATTAAAATCACCCTGCGCAGGCCAGCGCACGGAGACACTTTCCAGATCATTCTTCGCGTGCAGATTTGCCGCAGCGCATTCAAAAGCAGCGGCATGACCTGCTGCGTTGGCGTCTGAGTCAGCAAAAATAATGAGGTTCTTTACCCCGGCAGGAACCCGGAATTTCTTCATGAAGGCAGTATTCATCGTCGCCCAGGTGTTGCACTTCGTGATCTGGTGGCAGGCCAGAGCCGTTTCGATCCCTTCAGCAATTCCCAGCGTTGAGGATATTGGGAACATGCGAATAGCAACGGATTTGGCAAACTCTAAATAGCTATCCTCCTGCAGTTTCATCATCTTCTTGGCTGCGCCGCCTGTTTGCGCCTTCTTATCACCGTCAAGCAGGGTGCGGTGCAAATAACACAATTCCCCGCGGTCATCTGTAGCCAGCGCATAAATAGCCTGGAGGTTCTTTCCATCTACTGGCTGTTTATCGCAGTACTTGATGCTCTCTGCTGGGAGGGAGTTAATACCGCGCCCCTTCAGGTAGCTATCTGCACCGGTACCACGGAGAGGGATGAGCTTCGAAAACTTACGGCTGACTTTGTCACGTTGTTGTGCCAGAGATGTACGCACCGGATTTACTCTGGTCCGATCCGAGGTGTAGGTGTTCCCGATCAGCCTGTCTATTTCCGAGGCCAGAACCTTAAATTCTTTGCCAGTCTTGGCAGTCAGCAACGCCCAGCCATCGCCAGAGCCACAAACGCAGATATATGACCCGGTGCCGTCTTTATCATCACAGCGAAATTTACCTGTACGGCCACAAAGAGGGCACTCTCCTTTGAGATGGTTTTTCCCGGTAATACCTGGGAGGCCATAGTATTTGTAAATTTCCGCCCAGCGACCAATAGCAGCTTGTTTGGTATTCATGCGGCATCTCCTTCTTTCTCTTTTCTCTTCGCAAAGGCGATCTGTTTTGATTTGATGAAATTCGTTACTTCAGGCGTGATCTGTTGCGGGGTGTGATGTAACCCCCGAGGCCATACTGAAAACTTTTGTTTGTAGGTATGCGCACACCAGCCATCACTGACCGGGCGTCCCTGCGCTGCACGGGTACGCTGGTAAAACAGAATCTGAGACCACCAGGATTGCTTCTGCTCAGCGGTATATTTGACTTCCGCTTTGCTTACCTTTTTCAGCCCACGGGATTTATCTGTTTCCACGTCTTCACCGGCGAGCGGTTTAAAACCACATTTCGGGCAGATGTAAATCCCAGCTGGTTTGACGTAGTGGCACTGGCTGCATTCTTTCGGCAGTTTTTCCGCTTCATCGGTCTTTACGGCTCTCTGCGGCGCGTCTTCCATGCCATCAGACGATGAAGGGAGGTAGTCGTATTCAATATCGTCGGGATAGCCCAGCTTATTAACCGTGCCTGTGTGGTCGAAGATGAGGCAGTGATCTTTACCAGGGGCGGCGCGCAGGCCACGCCCCAGAATCTGAATCCAGCGCATTTCGCTTTTGGTTGGTCTGGCGAAGATAATGCAGCGGACATCACTATCAAAACCGGCTACCAGAACACCAACGTTAATGATGATTTTGGTTATGCCCTGCTCGAAGCGGCGGATCGTTAGCTGTCGTTCGTCGTGCGGTGTGCTGGCCGTCATCACTTCAACCGTCACGCCAGCGCTGGCAAATTCAACCGTGACAAAATTGGCGTGAGCGACATCGACGCAAAAACAAATCGTCGGGCGGTCTTCGCCGTTCTCCAGCCAGTTTTTCACGATATCGCCTACCAGCTTGGCTTCGCTCATTACCTGGCTGAGCTGGTTTTCTTTGTAGTCGCTGCCATAGCCTGCTACGTATGACGTTTCCACTTTGGACAGGTCAGGATGCGAAGGCGCATAGAACTCATATTTGCTCAGTGCACCAATGGCGATCAGTTCCTTCATCGTCGTTGGCTTAATCAGGCGCTGGTAGTAATTGCCCAGGAACTTAGCGAAAGGCGTACCGGAAAGGCCGATTACCTTCGTTGCTGTGTTGCGAGTGAGATTGTCGATAACCTCCAGCAGTTTTTTGCGCTTGAGGTGGGCTTCATCAACGATCAACAGGTCGATATTGTCCGGGAACTCACGGCGAATCAGCGTATCCGCACTGGCAATCTGGATCAGAGCTGTGGGGTTGTATGACGGGTGATCACGCCAGACATAACTGATTTCTTCGCCAGGAAGGCCGTATTCCATGAATCGGGCTGCGGTCTGGTCCAGCAGAACCGTATACGGAGCCACAAACATTACGCGCATTTCACGGCTTACAAAGCCATCAGTGATCAGCGCGGCTATTGCTGTTTTGCCGAACCCTACAGGGGCGTAGAGCATGAAGGAGTTATTCTGTTTCCAGGCGCTGCGCAGCATGTTTAACGCGACTATCTGTTTTTCGCGGGGCTGGATGTTAAGCATTAGCAGTAACCTCCACGAAGGCCATAGCCACCAGCTCGGCGATGACAAACTTAGTGCGCTGACGCTGAACCGACAACGTAACGGTTTTGGTCCCGTCTTTGCGCTGGCGGCCTTTAAGAAAACCGCCGTGAATGCGTCGAATAAAATATTCAGAGTTAGCCAGGCGCGGAATACTGCGTACCCGTCCGAGGTTGCTGACTTCGTAGGCTTTGGAATACGGCTCCACCGGAACGGGGGCCCATTTTTCGTTAGCGTCTGAATAAATCATTTTGGCTCCTTTTGGATGTCTAAACGTCTGAACTTCCAAGCGACGTTTTCAACCCCATACAGTGATCTATCTGTTAGATCGTTCTCTTCTGGTAAAGCTGTTCCAGCCCTTCGGGCTAAAACCCAACACCGCCCCCTTTCCCCCAACCCGGATTCAGAAAATCAAACCCTTGGTGGGAGCGACGTATATCCCCTAACCGCTGGGGTATACCTCGTGCAAAACTCTCGCAATCGGCGGTTTGCCGTCCGTCGTGCGGCGTTCTGCTGCCGGAATGACACCGGCTCTGCATCGAACGCTTCCTGGTACGCCTGCGCATACGCCAACGCGATTTTTTCCCGCATACCTGCCGGGAGTGTTGCCAACTGCTCTTTAATCCACGGGGCGTCCTCACGAGCAAAAACCGTGGGCATAGTCACGTGGAAATATTCGTCCTGGTACATTGGCCCTCCTGCTTGCGTGGTGAGCCTCACAGAGTTAATTACCCTGAATTTGAAGGTCCATTTGGAATGTCGTCAGGGGAGCAAAAGACCATGAAAAGCAGCGCTAAATGCTCCTGCCACTTAGCCATGACCTGGTAACTGTTCGCTTCAATTTGAGCGCGTTCATCGCGATCTATTACGCCGTCAGCGGTTGCCTTCCGAAGGTATTGAGAGTGTTTTCCTATCCACTCAACCGACTCCATCAGTCTTTGGTTGATATCCCCGTTTTCGACATCTTCAACATCGGTAAGCGGTACGAAAACTCCTCCAGAGGCTTTCGCAATAGCATTCGCGATATGGTGTGAACCACCAGCGCGCTGGAGAACCATTGCCCACCCAAACGGGAATACCTGATCGCCATCAGTACGCAGACGGTTGAACAAGGAGTTCTCAGTCACATCAAGCCATTCGGCTGCTTCTGCATACCCGCCAGGTAATTCCGCGATCGTCTTTTTGATTGCGGCCACCAGCCAGGCTGGCTGTTTTTCGACTTTCCAATCAGGTTGATTACCCACGGTTTACCTCGATTAGCTGTGGTTACTTTCACTGCTGGTTTGATGAATAATTGACTTCACCAACCTGGCAGACTTTGTTAAGACGATTTTTTATGGCTTGGGAAAGGTCTAATTTCCTCGCCCTTAACGCTTCCATCTTGTTGAATGGTCACATAAATATTTCGTCCGCTACGAATAGCCTTACTTATTGCGCATTGGATAACGCCAAAGTCGCTGGCAGTTTTTTCCTGACCGTGAATCTTGGCGTAATCAGCTAATGTCATACGACTCATGGACACGCTCCGTATTGATACATGCAACAAAGAATACTTGGGGTATTTATTGGTGTCAATATGAAAGGTATTTTTAGTTTTAATAGTGATGGTATTAGAATGACGTTATGGAACCTAAAAAGAATCTGACGACAGAACAGCTTGCAGATGCAGCACGTCTTAAAGCTCTGTATGAGTCAAAGAAGAAAGCGCTAGGCGTCACCCAATACTCAATCGCTGATGAGCTGGGCATTACGCAAGGAGCTGTAGGGCACTATCTAAACGGGAGAAATGCTCTTAACCTCACCGTTGCCGCTGCATTTGCAAAGATTCTGCAAGTATCTATTGCTGACTTCAGCCCTTCCATTGATGAGGAAGCGCAGAAAATATTGGCAAATGAGACATCCAATGTGAAGCTGGTCGGTACATATAAGCAAGGAAAGGAGTATCCATTGATCAGCTGGGTGCAAGCTGGAGCCTGGGCAGAGGCAATTGAACCTTACTCAGTCGATGAGATCGATGAATGGTTCGAGTCCGATACAAAGGTTTTTGGTAAAGCCTTTTGGTTGCGTGTCGAGGGCGACTCGATGACAGCGCCTACTGGCCTTAGCATTCCAGAAGGGACCCTAGTCTTAATAGATACAGGCCGGGAAGCTATAAATGGCAGTCTCGTTATCGCAAAAATGGTGGATGCGAACGAAGCAACATTCAAAAAGCTCATAATAGATGGCGGCCAAAAGTACCTTAAAGGGCTCAATCCGGCGTGGCCACTGAAAGAAATCAACGGTAACTGCAAAATCATTGGTGTGGCTGTGCAAACCATGATGCGCTTGGTTTAAGCTTCAAACCCGGTACTTCACCGGGTTTTCTCTATACAATCTCCTCTCCCCCTTCACAAAAAAAATACCTTTAGAATTCATATCCATATCATAAATCCGCCCAAAATAAATACCCAGAGTATTTACAACAAAGAATACCCCTAGTATTCTAAAATTACACCAGCGGAAAAACACCATACGTAAACATTACGGACGGTGCATTAGCTGAATGTAGTCGAACGGCGCGACTTAAAACCATGCGTCGGAACCGTGGCGGGACAGGATGTCGGCAATGCGGGTTAGTGAATTAATCAAAGGCTTCGGGCCTTTTACTAGTCCACTTCATAGAGGCTCATCTTGTGACTATCAAAGCATTAAGCGTAAAAACTAACAGCAGAGGTATTACATATTGCCTGCGATCCAATGGGGATAAATTCGAAGTTTGGAAATTATGCGAAAACTATTGTCGCCTTACAAAAGGCGGTATTCGTAAAACCTGGCGTTATGTCGAAAAAGGAATGACGCTGGAAAGTGCGCAAAGACTGTTTGAGCGCCGCACGAAATAGTACCTCCCTCCCACTATGAATTATCCATGTAATTGCTGTGTGTAGTCTTGGCGGTTATCCAGTCTTCCACCAATCAAACAGGAGGAAGAGGATAATGTTCTGATGGAAAACCGCCCTTTTTATTCAATGTGTCCGCTCCCGGTGTTGGCTGGGCTGCCCAACCCAGCGCAGGTTCAACTCCTGCCGGATACCTAATTAATCGGTGATTTATATGACCTTCCGTAACGTTAATTTCCCCTACGGCGACCTGATGCGCGTCCCTCGCGGTGTGCAAGCTGTTCGCAACCCTAAATCATTCGTTCGCTTCTGGCGGCAGAGCTGGTTGTACAGGCTTCTTACCCAGAAAGGCGATCCTTGCTGATAACTGGAGATAATTATGTCCGAAACCAAAAATACCACGCCGTTTAGCCAGCAGCTGGCGTACATCAACAAAGGCACTCTCGATGCCGAGCTGACTGAAGCGCTGGCCGAAGTCATCAAGGCTGTACGTGAAACGGGTAAAAAGGGAGCTGTGACCCTTACCCTTAACTGTTCAATGCTGAACACCCGTGACGAAAACACCATGAAGATCACGCCAAAAGTAACCCGCACTATCCCGGAACTGGACCGCGCCGATACCATTATGTTCTCTACCGCTGATGGCGATCTGCTGCGTGATGACCCGGCGCAAGTTCAGATGGATTTGAAAGTTATCGAACAAGCGCCACAAGCTGCACCGATTAAGCTGGCCCAGTAATCCCCTTTCTTCCCAACACCTCTATCTAAAGGAATTATTCAATGTCTCAAATTGAAGGCTCTGCCGTGCACGACATCCGCGATCTGGTTGCTGCAACGCTGAAAACTGATACCGATATCCCGTCCGTCGTCGTCCCGGATGGCTTCGATATCAAATCGCTCGAAAGCCTCCAGATTGCCCCGTCTCGTATTCGCCAGACTACAAACCTGATTTCCCCCGGTTCGCTAATCGCATATATCCAGCGATTCCGTGATGCGCGTTCTGTTGTTTTCGCTGATAAAACCCAAACGAAGATCGTCGCGGTGCTGGACTTCCACCAGGACGCCGATAACCCTCACTGGGGTATGCACAAAGCAGTGTATGACTGCCCATTCTCTGATGACTGGAAAGCATGGATAGGGTTTGACGGCCGCAAGATGAACCAGATCGACTTTGCTGAGTTTCTGGAAAACAACATCAAGAATGTCGCGCCGATTAGCGATAACTATAAAGGCCCGTCTGGTACCGATCTACTGGAAATGGTACTCGCCTTTCAGGAGACCAGGAAGGTTGAGTTCAAGTCGGTTAAGCGCCTGCAGGATGGAACCTGTCAGTTCCAGTACAGCGATGATAAGTCCGGCTCCGGTAATACCCAAATCCCGGAAAAAATCAGCCTGGCAATAGCGCCTTTCCATAATGGCGCACCGTACCAGATCGATGCGCGCATTCGCTACCGCCTGCGCGACGGTCAGCTGGTCCTCTGGTATGAGCTGATCGAGCCGAAAAAAATCATTGAGCACGCCTTCCAGGAGATCGTAGCCGATATGGAAAACCAGCTCGGCGATGAACTGCCTATCTACGAAGGCTCCATCTAACCCATCCATCCCGTGTGTTGTTTTATGCGCCCCCAGGTGGGGCGCATAGCGAAGCACTCCCTAATTCAAAAAGGTGACCATATGCCCAGCTTAGGCCAGCTCTATAACGATAAAGAATCCGGGTTAACTACCCGTAAAACCTATAACGTCCCGATCGCCTCAATTTATGCGGAAGAAGGTTACAACGTTCGCGAACTAAATCAGGCGCATGTCGATGAGTTCCGCGATGCGTTTATTGCCGGTGAATATATTCCGCCGCTGGCCGTAGAAGTTACTGAGCGTGGTGTGAAGGTGATCGACGGCCACCACCGCTATCACGGTGCGCTCGCCGCAATTGCTATGGGACACGATATCGTGCGCCTTGAGTGCAAAGATTTTGTTGGTACTGAGGCCGATAAGATCGCGTTTATGGTGACTAGCTCGCAAGGGCTGGCACTTACTCCCCTTGAACGTGGTGCGGCGTATCACCGCCTACAGAATCAGGGATGGAGTCCGGCAGAGATTGCCGTAAAAGTTAAGCGTTCAGAGTCCGATATCCTTCAACATCTCCAGCTTCATGAATGCACCCCGTATATCAAAAAGCTGGTTCGCGATGGCTCTATGAACTATGCAATTGCGATTGGCATTTCTCGCGAACATGGCGTTTATGCAGACCGGGAAGCCGCCAGGCTGATGAAAAAAGCAGAAGCAGCCGGGAAAACGAAAGTCACAAAGAGCATCGCCAAGCCACAATTCAACGCAGGAAAGGCGCGGAAGTTTCTGGAGATCATCTCATCATGCAAAGAGACCACCAGCGGCGGACTGATTATTGAAGTACCACCAGCAATGCAGGCCGAAGTGCTGTCGATTCTTCAGGAATTCCGCTACGAAACATCAGCACCTAGGGAAGACGAGAAAAACAATGAACAGGCCTCATCATCTGAAGAAAGTGATGCCGCATGACAGAAACTATCCTCAAATGCCCTACCTGTGGGTCGTTAGCTCAATTCTCCTGGCATGGTCATAGCCCCTATATGCGTTATGGGGCTTTGCAATGTCCGCACAAACACCATTCTGTAAAGGTGACCTACCACGCCGATAGCATTGGTGCTGCGCGATTGAATCTGATTCAACAATGGGAGGTGTTAGTAAATGATTTTCAAAATTTACCGTGATCCCATTCTGCGAAAGACATTCATCCTGGATGCAATAGTTCTGGTTGGAGCGGCATCGCTTTCTGCGCTGGGAATATGGCTGGTCAATGAATGGGTGGCAGCATGAATGTCAAATGCTTAAAAGATACCGAAGGATACTGGACGGAAGGAGAAATATATCCGGCCCGTGTAGTTGCTGGCGGGTTTGTCCAAGTCGGCGACGATGACGATCCTAATGGCGAAGGCTGGAGCGCTGCACCAATGGAATATCGTGAAGATGGCTCGATCGTTTATCAGGTCGGCGGTATTGAGGGTGATGTGTTATTCGAGGAGGCCATCCATGACTAATATCACCGAACTGACTAGCGTACAAAAAAACGCAAATATTCACCGTTTATCCAGGCTCATTGCCTATACATCTAACGACGAATTGCGACAAATGGCTGTTGAAGTTGAGCATTACACGGATCAGCTCATAGAGGCACTGGAGAAGGCGCAGAGGATGGAATCCTACTGGAAAACTCAATGCCGTGGGATAACGGACCATTGCGAGGAGTTGCAGGCGCGCATCGCCGAGCTGGAGTCCCGCACCGTGAAGCTGCCAGCTGAAAGATTTTGCCCTGCGGAGTACGCCGGTAGTCAATTATGGTCAGAAACTGAAGTTTGGAATAAGGCGATCACTGCATGTGCTGACGCACTTCACACCGGTGGCATCAAGGTGGAGGCTGAGTGATGAACCAAATTTTTATCCGCTACGAAAATTACAATGGTTCTAGCACTCGCCAAGAAATCGCCGGTTTTCAGTTTGACGGCATGAGAACTTGGGTCGATGTAGGAAAGTTACGAGACGGCCATCGCGGCGAAATCAAGTGCGTTAGATGTGGCGCAAATAACTGGACAGATAACGGGCGAAGCATCAACGAGTACGAATGCGGCTGCTGTGGATCGTTTATTACTGTGGAGCCTAAAAGCTAATGGCGAAATTAACGAAAAAAGAATCGGCATGGTTCGATGAAGTTAACGCAGTGCTGGCGCGCTGCCCGTCGCCGGAAAAATTCGGTTTCTACACCATTGGTGACCCTAACATCATGGTGTACGACCTGCGCAAAGAGAAGGACATCGAGCGCAAACTTGACGAGCGGGCATCTTCCGATTGGTGTGTAGCTGTACGAGATGCTGACGCTGAAATCGACGCCAACATTTATTTTCCTTCTGCCGTACTGAGTACGGCAGGATAAGGAGCCAACCAATGACTGATGCCCTGACCAAAGAAAAAATCATTGATGCTATGCGCAGTTCTATTGAGGGCTTCGCCTTCTTAATCGTCGATTCGCTGGAGTTTGAACTTAAGCGCCAGCTTACCGACGCTGAACAGCAGGAGGTTTCCACAGTTGTTGAGCAGTTGGTTCTGACGTTTCCTGAACCATGTCCGCGCTGTGGTGTAACGTCTACGCGTCCTAATGGTGAGCACTATTGCCATGCTAACAGCGTGGAGGCTGAATAAATGACTAATAACCAGTTAACCAGAGAACGACTGGAAAAAATTAAACTATGGCGTGAAACCTACGGAGCTGGAAGCAACGTAATGCTGCCAGCTGTAGAGGCTGAGGAGCTGGCCCGCATGGCATTGGCCGCAATGGACAGATACCAGGTACGCAACGAGCACGCCGATTGGTCACAATCAACATTCGGTAATGTTGGCCCGATTGGCCCCCTGAAGCACCTTAGCAAAGAAGCACTGGAAGCCGCTGCCGAGCCTGGAGACCTGTCGGAGTGGGCTGATATGCAGTTCCTGCTGTGGGACGCCCAGCGCCGTGCCGGTATAACAGATGAGCAGATTACCCAGGCGATGATCGATAAACTGGCGGTAAACAAGCAGCGCTCATGGCCGGAGCCAAAAGACGGGGAACCGCGGTTGCATATCAAAGCGCAGCCAGCGCCAGAAAAATACAACATCGGTGATGCCACCATACGCCACATCTTCACACCAACCGGCATGACTAATGTCTCTGACATGCAGGCGGTATTTGACCGAGTTGAAGCTGTTTTGGTGGGAATGGAGCAGCCAGCGCCGGTAGTGCCTGATGGTTACGTGATGGTACCGATGAGGTTAACTGCTGAGAACGGCGCTAAGGGAGCGCTATCCGGTGAGTTTTCAGAAACCAAGCTCGTAAACTGCCCGGAATGCTTTGGTGATGATGAATGTGAAACATGTGACGGCAGCGGGAAAATTGAAATAACAGTACCTGTCACCTGGACGACTATCAAAGCTATTTGGGTTAAAGGTGTCGAGCATTTTGCAGCCACAGCGCAGGAGAATGATTAACGTGAACCATTTAATGATCGACCTGGAAACTATGGGTAATAAACCCAATGCCCCTGTAGTCTCCATCGGTGCAGTATTTTTTGAGCCATCAACTGGTGAACTCGGCGAAGAATTTTATCGCGTTGTCAGCCTGAAAAGTTCGATGGATGGCGGTGCCGTACCTGACCCTGAAACCATTATATGGTGGATGCAGCAAAACGAAGAGGCTAGAAAGGCTATTTGCGACAAGGATGCGATATCGATTTCAGCTGCACTGATTAAGCTGAATACATTTATTCTAGATAACACCGATATTGATAAAGTTCAGGTATGGGGTAATGGTGCCACATTTGACAACGTAATCCTTCGTGCCAACTATGAGCGGGAGTTTTTACCATGTATCTGGAAATTCTGGAATGACCGCGATGTTCGAACCATCGTCGAATTAGGTCGGGCCATAGGCATTAACCCTCGCCGCGATATCCCGTTTGAAGGTGATAGGCATAACGCTCTGGCTGATGCCAAACACCAGGCTAAATACGTTTCCGCAATCTGGCAAAGACTTGTTCACAAATAAAAAGCATATGAGGTGTAATATGGCTGAACAACCTGATGATCTGCTCACTCCGGATGAGGTATGTGGAAAATTGGGCATTACGCAAAAAACCCTATGCCTGTGGAATACAACACACAGGCATCGCGCCACACTGGCACCAATTAAATTTAGCGCAAAAGTAGTACGCTACGAACGTAAAAATGTCGAAGCCTTCATTGAAAAATGCCGGAGTCAGTACTAACCCCTCCTCCTTATCAAAGCAGCCTGCGCTAGTATGCTACGCTCGTGAGCCTCGAAAGCTTCACGCTTCAGCGCGATCTCTTCCTGCAAAATCTCATCCGAAAAGTCGTAGTGTTCTGCCATCGGGTCATCTGACTTGCTGGAGTGATGAAGGCACAGGAGGCTAATTTCCCTTCGGTCTGATCGGGAATAGCCTCTTTCCTTCATGAGGGCAATTACATTGCTCTTGAGGAATTTACGGCACATCGTATTAAATGCCCCCTCTTTCCCCTTAATCGTCCCGTCATGCTTCAATCCTTTGACTGCCCCTTCTGGACTGTATGTTTTTACCAGCTTATCCAGAGACCGTTTAGAGAACGGTTGCATTGGGTCACGCGGCTGCAGGAACACATAATCTTTATTGCATTCAGGAACCGAGTCACGCCAGGCTTTCTGCTCGTCGATAATGCGTCGAAGTTCAGGCGTTATCGGCAGGCGGAAAGCCTTTTGTGTTTTCATAGCACCACGCATACCAATAACCCCCTCCGGATAGATAATTTCGCCAGCATCCTCGTTTACATAGTCCCAGCGCAGGTTATGTATGTTAATCGGACGTACGCCGGTGATGATCATAAACCTAACGGCATTCTTTTGATGTATTGATGGACAGGCCGCCACGTTCAACCACAGGCGGGCGATTGATTCAATGTCTGTAAAAAGACGTGTAGGGGTGGGTTTCTGTACGCGGGAGGATACATAATCATCAGGCAGACTGGCCGCAATGTTGCGCCCATTACAAAGCGTAGGGGAGCAGAACTTCCAGAGCCTGCGGAGTTCGGCGAACAACTCCAGAGCGTTATTGTTCGAGCGGGTGGCGATCCACTCGTCCAGTACCTCCACCAGCCGATTGTATGTTACATCGCTAAATACTTCGCGCTCACCAAACGTTGCCTTAATCCTGTCAATGCGTACCCCGTAAGTGGTGAAACTATCCGGACTCAATTTTTGCCTTACTACTTTGGCTTTAAGGTCATCCCGGTACAGTTCAATCGCAGCATGGACGGATTCTGATCGGAGGCCATCTCCAGCCATTTCCGCCGCTTTCTCTCGGGCTAGCTGGATCGCCAGTTCGGGCCACTCCCCCAGCTTTTTCCCCTTCAGCCCCATTTTTTTGGGAAATTCAGCGTAAAATGTAACCTTACCGGCTTTGCTAAAATCAATACGGAGATAGTTCTCTTTCTCGTATTTCGACCGTCGGGCCAGACCAGATGCTGAGAGGATCGTTTTCGCAGCAGCAACACAGATTCTAATGTGTGTGCTGGTATAGGGAGGTTTACAGGCGTCCCATTTTTCTGATGCGGCTAAAACATCGTCGTTATTGGGGCTATCTGGTTTCTGTGTTACAGTGCGCGGCATTCTCAATCCTTATCTGCTGAGGCGCAGAATTAAAGCTCACACATGCATTGGTTTTTCGTGAGTAAAAACGCTATGTGTTGCTGCTTTGTGTTATTGGATTGAGTTTATCAGTGTTAATTGCACTGTATCAACATACAGTAAGTTAATAATATAGAACGATAGGAAATCGTCGTAACTTACTGATTTAAAATTGATTTAACGGTAACTGCTTGATATGTCTTTACTAATAACTAAGCGCTGTATCAATTGCGATATGTGCGAGCCGGAGTGCCCGAATGAGGCCATTTCGATGGGTGACAGCATTTATGAGATTAACAGCGACCGCTGCACCGAGTGCGTGGGTCATTACGACACGCCAACCTGCCAGAAAGTGTGCCCGATCCCGAATACGATCCTGAAAGATCCGGCACACCTCGAGAGTGAAGAACAGCTGTGGGATAAATTCGTGCTGATGCACCACGCGGATAAAATTTAA